GTACGACCTCCATATGTCAGAGGCGGGGGGCATGACGAAGTACGATTTCCTGGTTACAGAGGTTCAGGATAAGCTTGCAGAAGCTATTAAACTTTTACAAAAGTACAATGAAATTGATAATAATTTATCATTAAGAGAAGTATACAATAAATATTTTCATCCATCTGTTTTACCTATTGATGATGATAATATATGGAAAGTGCTCCAAGAAAATAGTGTTTTAAATATTTTTCAGTTTGATTCTGAAGTAGGTGGTCAAGCAGCTAAAAAAATTAAACCAACAAATATCCTTGAAATGGCGGATGCAAATGGATTGATGCGCTTAATGACTTCAGAAAAAGGTCAAGAAACACCAATGGAAAAATATGTTAGGTTTAAGAATAATATTAGTCTTTGGTATCAAGAGATGACAAATGCAGGTTTAACTCTTGAAGAACAAGAAACATTAAAACCATATTTTTTAAAATCTCATGGAGTCCCACCCAGCCAAGAGCAATTAATGATGATGTTAATGGATGAAAATATCTGTGGTTTTACTCTCGCAGAAGCAAATGCAGCCCGCAAAATTGTTGGTAAGAAACAGATGTCTAAAATCCCAGAGTTGAAAGAAAAAGTGTTAAAACAAGCTAAATCTAAAAATCTTGGAAACTACGTTTGGAATCATGGAATTGGGCCCCAAATGGGATATTCATTCTCAATAATTCATGCATTAGCTTACTCCTTTATTGGCTTTCAGACGATGTTCATCGCGACTAAATGGAATCCTATATATTGGAACACCGCTTGTTTAATTGTTAATAGTGGTTCATTAGAGGAAGATAGTGAAAATGAATTTAATGATGAAGATAAAAATCTGCAGAAGAAAGAAAAAAATACTGATTATGCAAAAACCGCAAAAGCATTAGGAGACATTATTTCAAGAGGAATTAAAGTAACTTTAGTAGATATTAATAAATCTAATTTTAGTTTTGAACCTGATGTAGAGAATAACCAAATCTTGTTTGGGTTAAAAGCACTAAGCGGTATTAATACAGATGTTATTAATAAAATTATTGCAGGCCGCCCTTATAAAAGTTTTATTGACTTTTTAAATCGTTGTCCATTAAATAAAACAGCTATGATTTCTCTTATTAAGGCGGGAAGCTTTGATAATCTTGAGAAAGAGTGGGCAAAAGAGTTAAATATTGAACCTAGAGTTTTAGTTATGATTTATTATATTTTGAAAATTAGTGAGCCTAAGAAAAGATTAACTTTACAAAACTTTAATGGTTTAATGCAAAGAAATTTAGTGCCAGAAGATTTAACTTTCACAAAACGAGTATACATATTTAATGATTATTTAAAGAAAAACAAAAAAGTAGGAAAATATTATATATTTGATGAAGCTTGTGATAGATTTTATTCTCAATTCTTTAATATGGAATTATTGCAAGTAATTAATGGCTATACTTGTATTTTACAATCTGACTGGGAAAAGATATATCAAAAAGAAATGGATGCGGCCAGAGCCTGGTTGACAAATAACCAAGATTCGGTGCTTAAAGAGTTTAATTATCTTTTATTTAAAGAATCTTGGGATAAGTATGCAGAAGGCACCATATCGGCGTGGGAAATGGAAGCATTATGTTTTTATTACCATGAGCATGAATTAATAAATATTAATACATATAGATATGGTGTGACAGATTTCTTTAATCTACCTGAAGAGCCTCAAGTTGATTATTTCTTTAAGAGAAATGGAAAAGAAATTCCTATTTATAAGCTATACAAAATCATAGGTACAGTAATTAGTAAAGACGATGCTAAATCATCAGTAACTGTTTTAACAACTCGTGGTGTTGTAACAGTAAAATTTACTAAAGAATATTATGCTATGTATAACCGCAGAATATCAGAAATAGAAGCGGATGGTAGCAAAAAGGTTAAAGAGGAAGGTTGGTTTAAACGTGGAACCAAGATTATGGTGACGGGCTTCCGCAGAGAAAATCAATTTGTAGCCAAAACCTATCAAAAAACTAAATCACATCAGTTGTATAAAATTGTACAAGTAAATAATGATACAATGATATTAGAACATAATAGATATGGACAAGGAGAGTAACAATGAGTAAATATAAAACTAAAATATTCTTTGGTTCTAATCCTAATGATAATGCAGATGAAAAATTTAATATATGGGCTGAGAAAAATCCTAATATTCAAATATTAAATTTTCATTATGAGCAAGCTAGATATGGAGACCATTCGATTTGTATTTTATATAAGGAGGATAAATAAATGGATATTGTAAATCATCCAAATCACTATTGTAGAGAAGGAGCTATGGAAACAATTGATGAAATGCTTCTTCTCTTCGGAGAAGAAGAAGTAAAAAGTTTTTGTAAACTTAATGCTTGGAAATATAGAAGTAGGGCTTTGTATAAAAACAAAGAAGAAGATATTGCAAAAAGTGATTGGTATTTAAAAAAATACAAAGAATTACAAGAAAATAATAAAAATAATATTACTATTACTACTCCACACCCAGAATATATTAGTACCACTCTTCTGGGTAATAATAATTAATTTATATTAGAAAAAATTTATAATAATTATAAGCCTTAAAATAATAATAAATAATTAGGAGGATAATTAATGATAGTAATTAAAAAAAGAGATGGCTCTTTACAGCAATTTAATCAAAATAAAATTATAGATGCGGTGCTTGCCGCATTTAAAGCTGTAGATGGGGAGCTCGATGAATATGCTTATACAAAAAGCGGTAATATAGCTGATTTTATTCAAGAGCAAGTTGAAAATGCAGATCATATTCTCGATGTAGAAGAGATACAAGACTACGTTGAAAAAGGTCTTATGGCAACGAAAAGGAAAAACGTAGCAAGAGCTTATATTACCTATCGCAATGAAAGAACTGCTACGCGCAATAGAAATAGTCAATTTATGAAAACTATTTCTGAAAAGCTCACTGCTTCCAATGTACAAAATCAAAATGCCAATGTAGATGAGTATTCTTTCGGAGGTCGTATGGGAGAAGCCAATGATGCAGTTGCAAAACAATATGCTCTTGATTATTGCGTTTCAAAAATGGCTAAAGAAAATCATTTAAATAATGAAATTTATATCCATGACTTAGGTTCTTATGCCGTTGGCTCGCATAACTGTTTATCTATTCCTTTTGATAAATTATTAGCAAATGGATTTAATACTAGGCAAACAGATGTACGCCCTGCCAATTCTATTAATACAGCTTTTCAGTTAGTTGCAGTAATTTTTCAATTACAATCGTTGCAACAATTTGGTGGAGTATCTGCGACGCATTTAGACTGGACTATGGTTCCATACGTACGAAAATCATTCTATAAACATTTTAAAGATGGTTTTAAGTATTGCTGTAATTATCTTGGTGGAGATTTTGATTTAACTGAAGTAATTGAAGATAGCGATACATGGAATAGTATTATAGATGTTCCTATTGATGCATCTATTTATACAGAGCCAGAGTTTTCAGATGCTTATAATTATGCTATGGATATGACAATTCGTGAAACATATCAAGCAGTTGAAGGAATGTATCATAATCTAAATACATTACAATCAAGGTCAGGGAATCAATTACCATTTACTTCTATTAATTATGGTACTTGCACTTTACCAGAAGGAAGAATGATAACTAAAGCATTGCTTGATGTATCAAGAGAAGGAATTGGTAAATTACATAAGACATCTATATTTCCTTGCGGAATTTTTCAATATATGAAAGGTGTTAATGACAAACCTGGTACGCCTAATTATGATTTATACAGATTAGCATTACAGTCAACATCAGAAAGATTATATCCTAACTATGCTAATGTTGATTGGAGCGGGAATGCAGGATATGACCGCAATGATCCTCGTACGTATTTCTCGACAATGGGTAAGTGTAAACTACAGCTCATTTAAAATCTTTTGAACCTCGCTAGAGGGTGTCTCTAACTAGAGGCTAACGGTTAGGTCTTATAAAATGGTTCGATTTATAAGATGAGACCGTGCTAAGATTCATCATAATATTCACAATAAGGAGGAAAACTTATGTGGATATATAAGATAACAAATATTCAAAACAATAAAGTATACATTGGTCAAACAATTAGACCAATAGAACAACGTTTTCATAGGCATATAAATGATGCTTTAAATAATATATTAGATACTCATTTTGCAAGAGCAATCAGAAAATATGGAAAAGATAATTTTATAATTGAAGAAATAGATTCTGCTCAAACACAAGATGAATTAAATAAAAAAGAACAATATTGGATTAGATATTATAATTCAGTTGAAGATGGATATAATGAAACTGATGCAATTTCAAAATGCGGAGGAAATACATATAAATCAAAAACTGAAGAAGAAATGGAAGTTATTAAAGAAAAAATTAGACAAACTAAATTAGGATCTAAAAATCCTATGGCACGAAAAATAAAAAGAACAAATATTATTACAAATGAAGTAGAAATATTTGATACTATTATTAGCTGTGCTAAGGCTTGCGGAATTAAAAATGGAAAAACTTCTATTACAACAAGATTAAATGGACAAATAAAAAGTCCTTTTAAGAAACAATGGATTTTTGAATATTATGATGAATAAAGTGTATCGACTATCCCTGATGAATGTATGGGAGTAGGGGTGGAGATAAGCACCACCAGTGTTTTAGGAAACGAAGCACTTGAAAACCGAAGCGGAAGACAACTCTATTTATAAAATAAATAGAATGAAGATATAGTCAGTGCCAATGGTAACATTGGATAAACATGTGTAGAACCGCGAATGGTTGGGATATTAACGGGTTTGGACAGTTAAAAGATGGACGTGGAAATATTTGTCCTGTAACTATTATTATGCCAACATTAGCAATGGAAGCAAAAGAATCAATAGATACTTTATTTCCTATAGAAGAAACTATTGGATATGTAGATACTTTTATGGCAATCCTCGACAAAAAAATACATGAAGCTAAAGATATGTTAATTGAAAGATTTGAATGGATTTGCTCTCAACCCGCAGAGTCCGCAAAATTTATGTATGAAAACGGGACTATGGAAGGATATATTCCAGAAGAAGGTATTCATTCCGCACTTAAACATGGAACTTTAGCTATTGGACAAATTGGTTTGGCAGAGACACTTCAAATTCTTATTGGAACTGATCATACAACAGAAAAAGGTATGGAATTAGCCAAAAGAATTGAACAACTATTTAAAGATAGATGTGCTGAATTTAAAGAAGAATATAAACTTAACTTTGGAGTATACTATACCCCGGCTGAAAATCTCTGCTATACAGCCATGAAAAAATTTAAAGAAAAATATGGTGAAATTCCTAATGTATCTGATAAAGATTACTTTACAAATTCAATTCATACTCCAGTATGGAAAAAAGTATCTCCATTTGAAAAAATTGATATTGAATCGCAATTAACTGGATATTCAAGCGCGGGATGTATTACTTATGTGGAGCTTGAGGGTGGCGTTCGTAAAAATATAGATGCATTAGAGACTATTGTAAATTATGCAATGGAGCATGATATTCCATATTTTGCGGTAAATGTTCCAAATGACACTTGTCTTGAATGTGGTTTTACTGGAGAATTTAGTGATACTTGCCCAATTTGTGGCAGTAAAAAGATACAACAACTTAGACGTGTGACCGGCTATCTTACTGGTAATTATAAAACTGCATTTAATAAAGGTAAACAACAAGAAGTTGAAATGAGAACAAAACATACAGGAATAATGGAGTAAAATATGAGAATAGCAGGACTAATTAAAAATGATGTAGTAAATGGAATCGGAGTTTGTGTATCTCTTTTTACCCAAGGATGTCCGCATCACTGCAAGGGTTGCTTTAACCAAGATACTTGGGATTTTAATGGTGGTTATGAATCAGAAGAAATAAAATG